GTACAAAGTTTCAGCAATAGAGCACTTTAATTACATCAATGTGAGGATTCAGATGCCTTGGGATTATGATAAGGTCAATAAATTTAAAGATTATATGACAGCTAAAGAACTAGCTGAAATAATTTAAGCCCTTAGGGGCTTTTTTTGTGCAATGTTAAAATGGTCCTTACAACTTTGCACAAAAGATTGCACATAAAATAACATTGATTATCAGTATTTTAGATTGATTTGTGCAAAGTTTTGAGAAAAAGCCCCTACCCTATATATACTATAAGACCAGGATGAAAAAAAAAAAGTAAAAAAAAAGACCAACTTTGCACAAAGCCTTGGTACTGCTAACTTTTTTTGTGCAAAGTATGTGCAAAGTTGTAATTTGTAAAAAAAAGATTGCACATTATGTAAAGTATTAATAATTATTATTACATTTGCAAATAACATAACTGCCATGATAAAACACATTAGAGAGTATAAATCCCTGCAATTCCTCCTGGCGGTTGTGTTAAGCAGGGACTCTCACCTTTATTTATACTTATGAATCTAATAGATGTAGCACATGAATTAATAGCAGAGGGATTGAATCCTCTACCACTTTGGAACAGCAAAGCTCCAATGCTTGAGGCAGGTCATAACTTTCTCTATGAAACTATTACAGATGTAGATAGTAGATTCTTAAAAGCTGAGAAAATAGGGATAGCCTGTGGATTAGTTAGTGAATTTTACTGCATTGACTTTGACTGCCATAATGGTGAGCCTATTAAAGATACATTTGATGACTTTATTAGTGTGCCATCTATTAAGATGCTAATCAAAGATGGGATGCTATCCTGTTACACTACAGCAGGAGGTGGATATCATGTTTATTTTAGATCAAAAGAGAAGTTTAATGGTAGAGTATTTGCTAAATATCCTACAGGAGCTACAATGGTAGAGATGAGAGGCAATGGTCAGTACTGTGCCTGCTATCCATCTAGTGGATATAGTCATATCGGTGGTGAGGAGTACATAAAGCTGAGCTATTTTGATGATGATATTAATAATGTCTTTGATTTAATTACATCTTACAATCAGCATCACACTATTAGTCTACCTCACAAAGATACATCTGATAGAAAGTGGGCAGAGACCTGGAAAGATACTACTCCTGATGGTAAATATAACCTAGAGAATGGAGATGAGGCTAAGGAGCTGCTTAAGGGGATAGGATGGCAGTTCTGCAATAAGAGAAAGGATGGCTCAGAGTATTGGACTAGACCTAACAAAGATATTAAAGATGGATTCTCTGCTACTTTTGGCTTTCAAAATAATATGTTCTATATATTTAGTGAAGATGGAGGAGCTATAAAGCCATTTGAATCTAAGCAATCTTATTCACCATTTAATATCTATACTTTAGTCAAGCATAATGGAGATTGGAATGCTGCTAAAGAGGCATTAAAAAAGAAGTTTAAGATGGTAGATGATGACTTTTGGTCCACTACTCAGAATGGAGCTTACAATCTTAACAACTTTAAGTTCAAAACTTTTTTAGATAACAATGATTTCTTTAAGCATTCCCCTGAGAAAAATGGCACATTTCAAATGATTAAAAAAGAGGGTATATTTTTAAATGAGGTATATGAGAAAGATGTTAAAGACTTTGTATTAGATTACATCACATCAAATGATAAGCCTGAGGGAGTTTATAACTTGATGAGTGGCAATCTTAAGTTTTTTAAAAGAGAATTTTTAGGGATATTAACTAGTAAGAATGTAAGCCTATTGAAAGATGACAAAGATAGTGCATATCTATTCTATACTAATTGCATAGTAAAGGTATCTAAAGATAAAAAAGAGGTACTATCTTATGCTGATATGGATCTATCTATTTGGAGAGACCAGGTCATCAATAGAGACTTTAAGAAAACAGATCACCATAAGTCAGAATTTAGAACTTTCATATGGAACATAGCAGGTAAAGATAAAAGTAAGTACAAAGCATTTCAAACAGTAATCGGATACCTCCTGCACAGCTATAAGGATAGAAGTAACAACAAAGCTATTATCTTTAATGATGAGGCTATCTCTGATGTGCCTAATGGCAGAAGTGGAAAGGGCTTGTTTTGGAATGCAATGGGGCATCTTAAGAAAGTTCAGAGCTTAGATGGTAAGTTGTTTGACTTTCAAAATAAATTCCCTTACCAAAATGTCTCTACTGATTGTCAGATATTAGTATTTGATGATGTTAAAAAGAAATTCAACTTTGAGAGCTTATTTAGTGTTATTACTGAGGGTATTACTATTGAATACAAAGGTAAGGATTCTATTAAACTAGATGTAACTAACAGCCCTAAGATTATTATCACTACCAACTATACCATATCAGGCAATGGTGCATCTTTCAATGCTAGAAAGTATGAGGTAGAGATGGCTAAGACATTCAATGATAAGTTTACTCCTGTAGATCTATTTGGTCATGAGCTGTTCGTTGATTGGGATGATGAGCAATGGGCAGCCTTTGACAATTACTGCCAGGAATGCATACAAATATATCTTAATGTAGGTCTTATTGAGATGCCTACTATAAATCTAAACTTTAGAAAGATATTAGATGAGATCAGCAGTGAAATGTACTATTTCTTTGAGGATCTAAAAGAGGATACTTATTACTCAGTGAAAGAACAGTTATACGATTCATTCTGCAATGCATTCCCTGATAAAAAGAACTACATAACACAGAACAGCATTACAATTAACTTTAAGAAGTACTGCGAATACAAAGGATTTATCTGCTCTACCAATAGGAATGGAGGCAGTACTAGATTATCATTTGTACAGGAGGTAAAAGAGCTAGATATATGGGATGAATTAACAATTAAAGCAATGAATATATGAACAAAGAAAACAAAACACTACTCAAAGCCCTAGAGATTAACTACCTCACACTTAAGCACCCAACCATGCCATACATAACAGCATCAGATTGGAATGATAACTCTGCCAATGCTCTGACTAAATGTATCATTCACTTTCTAACCTATTCAGGCTTTCAAGCTGAGAGGATTAATACAATGGGAGTATATAGAGAGGGTAAGAAGATACAGGTAGGTGAGAACACTAGACAACTCAAAGGCACTTATACTCCTAGCACAGGTACTAAAGGATCTGCAGATATATCTGCCACCATTAGAGGTAGATCAGTTAAGATTGAGGTGAAATATGGTAAGGATCGGCAGTCAGAAGTGCAGAAGAGGTATCAGCAAAGCATAGAAGCTGCAGGGGGTACATACTTTATTGCTAGAAATTTTGATGAATTTATGATTTTTTATTGTAATTTCCTTGCAGATATAAAATAATTGATTATCTTTGTTGAAATAATAAATTTATACACATGGAAACAAAAACAAAAGCTGTAGTATCAGCACCTGTACTAACTCTGCACCAAAAGCTACACAAAGCTAAGCAGTCAATCGGCAAAGTAGCTAAGAATGCTACCAATCCCCACTTTAAAAAGTCTTACAGTGACATCAATGCAATCACTGAGGCAGTAGAGCCTATCTTATTAGAGAATGGTCTACTATTATTACAGCCTATTCAAGGCAATTCAGTATGTACTCAGATAATCTGCATAGATTCTAATGAGTCTATTGAGTCATGTATGGAATTACCTGCAGGATTGAATCCTCAGCAAATTGGATCTGCTGTGACTTACTTTCGTAGGTACTGTTTGTCTAGTCTTTTGTGTTTGCAATCTTTAGATGATGATGCTAACATGGCTAGTGTACCTGTTAAGGCAGCTAAGCCTGGACTATCTAAGGAGAGATTTGAGGAGGCATTAGTATCTATTCAGGAGGGTAAGTTTACTATCCCTAAACTAAGAGAGACCTTTGAGCTTACAGATTTACAACTTAAAGCACTCATGTTACTATGAAATGGCATCCATCTTCACTCGGAAAACTAATGACAGCATCTCGAACTAAGTCAGAGGTGCTATCTGAAACTACTAAGAGCTATATCAGAGGTGTAGCTAAGCAGGATTTCTACGGTTACAATGTAGATCTGAATAATAAGTACATTAATAAAGGCAATCTACAGGAGAATGATTCTATAGCTCTATTCAACTCGGTAATGTTTAGCAACTACTCTAAGAACACTGAGAGACTAAACAACGAATGGCTCACAGGAGAGGCTGATATAGTAGCAGATGACCAAATCATAGACATTAAGACATCATGGTCCTTAGAAACATTCCCTGCTACCTCAGAAGAGGGTATAAATAAACTGTACGAATGGCAGTTGAGAGCTTACATGATGTTATATGATAAGAACTATGCTAGTCTAGTGTATTGCATGGTCACTACTGATCCATCTCTACTCAATGAGTGGGAGAACTTATCACTACATCAGGTAGATCATATAGCTCCTGAGAAGAGAATCACTACTCTATCATTTGAGAGAGACCTAGAGCTTGAGGAGGAGATAAAGGTACGGTTGCATCACTGCACTGAGTACTATGTTAAGTATATTAATCAATTAAATAATAAATAAGATGAGAGAACATTTCAAAGAGTCTGCTATGATAGCAGCAATGCAAGCATTAATTAGTAACAATCCTGGCATCAGTGCCAAGTTTGCTGCTAAGAAAGCTCAGGAGTATGCTATGGAGCTAGAGACACTACACTATGGTGAGATTATATTTGCTGAAGATGACATAGATCCATTTAGTGAGCAGGTAGTATGACAGAAAAAACAATGGCAATAATCCTGATGCTGATAATTTATGGATTGATAATACTAGGTATGTATAATTAATAACTATAATAATATGAATGAGTACAAAGTAAAAGGACTTATCAAAGTGATAGGTGATACCGTACAGGTGACTGAGAAGTTCTCTAAGAGAGAAGTAGTAATAACAGTAGAGGATGGCAAATATCCTCAATACATCACCCTACAGGCTACAGGAGATAAGACATCTCTACTAGATGGCTGTAGAGTAGGTGAAGAGGTGGAGGCATCATTCAATCTGAGAGGTAGAGAATGGCAGGATAAGCATTTCAACTCACTAGATCTATGGAAGATTGAGCTATCAACTCTTACTCCTCCTGCAGCTGCAACAGCTCCTGCTCATGTACCTGATAATCCTGCAGATGATCTCCCTTTCTAAGGGGCAGAGCTTAAAAGACTTTATGATTAAAGAGACTAAGTCTAAGCTCACCCAAAGATATAAGCTCAGTCATTATGCTGAGGATATCGGAGTCTCTTACTGTAGTATTTGGAGATTCACCAATGGTAAGGCTGTAAATGAGCAGTTCTACCTCAAATGGTGGAAAAATTATCTAAAAAACTAATAACTTTATGGCAGTCTTATGGCTGCCTTTGTTATTTTTGGCAGATGAACATACTAACCTATATCGCAATATCATGGTTTCTAGTAAACTTTGAGCCATTACAGCTACTGATTGACTCAATCTTTAGCAAATTCAAGCCTAGCATTCTAGCAATGTATCTGCATTCCTCTGCTACCTGTATCAAATGCATATCTTTTTGGCTAACATTAATCTGCACCTGGTCTTTTATTGAAGCAACTATTGTAGCCTTACTATCGTTTATATTACAGGAATGTTTACTGAAGCTGAGCAAGTAATAATACAACAGGTATTCAGTTTAGCTGAGAAAGAACAATCCTATAAGATTAATCTAATAAAACTCAAGGCTATAAAAGATAGGTTGCTTGGTTATGAAAAGGAATGCTTCTGTGGTAGTGTGAGGAGAAAGATATGGCTTAAGGATTTCAAGCAATGGTATGAGACCTATACTTGATAACTACATATCAGCTCACTACAAAGAGATAAGGAAATATACTAACTATTTTCTAGTAAGAATGAAGTCTACTATATCAGCCGATGCTGTAATAAATAACTCTTTTTTATATTTATGTAATATAGATATAGAGGTGACTGATCCTGGTAAGGTGAAAGCATATCTATTAAATACTATTAAGATGCAGATCCTATGGTCTACCTCACTAACTAATAGACAGGAGAGAGTGACAGCTACTGATAATACTATGCCTATAGTGATGGATGATGATACGGATTTGTGGGATAAGATTAGAGAAGATATGCAGTATCAGAACAACATGGCAGTGATAGAGACATATAGAGGGAGGATAACAGATAGAATTAAGCTGATAGTGTTCCAATGTTACTTTGACAAAGGATACAGTACAGCTAGAGCAATGGCAGAATATTTCAGAATACCTGTAACATCTGCTCATTATTGGATACAAGAAATTAAAAACGATTTAAAACAACTAAGAGATGAAAATTAAAGATGAATTTATTGGAGTAAAAGTATCTCACAAAGGTAATAATGTGAATGTCTCAACTGAGAATTACACTTTTTGTGAGTCTATAGGCTTAGGCTATATGTTTGAAGAGCCTACAGTATCTGAGCCTAAAGTAGTGAAGTATAAAGCAGTCAAAGGACCTATTCCTGCTCCTGAGCCTGTAGTAGAAGATACAGAAGATGGCACAGAAGCAGAGTAGCATATCATTCTGCAGAAAGCCTAAGGTGAAGAGACCAGGTGTTCATGCTAAGAGTAAGACCTCTAAGCTGAAATCAAGTAAAAATTATAAGAAAACTTATACACGACAAGGATAATGGCAGGTAGACCGAGAACACTAGAATCCCCTGAGCAAATGATGGAGCTTTGGGCTATATATAAAAAGAAAGTTAAAGACAATCCTAGACATTCTTACAGCTTATCTAATAAGACAGGAGAGATAGTAGCTATACCTTTAGAAGTACCTTTGACATTAGATGGATTTGAGGTATGGGCATTTAAAGAGTATGGTGATATCCATAATTATTTTGATAACTCAGGAGATAGATATTCAGAATATAAGGTTGTCTGTACGCATATAAGGAGAGAGATTCGTCAGGACCAAATTAATGGTGGCATGGTTGGTCAATACAATCCATCCATCACTCAGAGACTAAACAACCTAACCGAGAAATCAGACATCACTACCAATGGTAAGGACATCTCTGAAATTAAGGTGAACATCATTACTAGTGCAAAGGATTGAGATGATGTGTCAAGCTGTTGAGGCTTACATCTATTCTAAGAAAGGGGTAGCTATAAAGATAAACAGGATAGCAATTATCAGTGATAGTAGGCAGATGGAGATGTTAGCCTATGCTTATGCTTATGCCAATGGAGATAGATAGTACCGTTATATTCCAAAAGAACTATGCAGCTCTCACTGATCCTGCACTAAGATTCATTATCAATGAGGGAGGGAGTAGGTCCTCTAAGACCTACAGCCTTTGTCAGATGCTAATAGTCTACTGCTATCAGAATAAGAATAAGGTAGTGTCAATCATTCGTAAGACATTCCCTGCACTCAGAGCTACAGTGATGAGGGACTTTCTAGAGATCATGAAGAGCATGGATATCTATGAGGTTAGCAATCACAACAAGTCAGAGCATATCTACTCATTCCCTAATGGATCTATAGTGGAGTTCTTTAGTGTAGATGATGAGCAGAAGATAAGGGGTAGGAAGAGAGATGTGGCATGGTGCAATGAGGCTAATGAGTTATTCTATGATGACTTTACTCAGCTGAACATGAGAACAGAAGACAAGCTAATCTTTGATTACAATCCATCTGAGTCATCATCCTGGCTCTATGACCTACCAACTGAGGAAAGCATACTGATTAAGTCTACATACAGGGATAATCCATTCTTACCTGATAGCATTAAGAAGCAGATAGAGGATTTGAAGCGAACTGATGAGGCAATGTATCAGATATATGCATTAGGGGAGAAAGCTATCTCTAAGAGTAACATCTATTCTAATTGGACCTTTATAGCTCATAGACCTGTTAAGTTCGTTAAGTATGTCTATGGCTTAGACTTTGGATACAATCACCCTACAGCTCTAGTCAGAGTCTACTACTGTGACAATGATATCTTTATTGAAAAGATAATCTATGAGAGCTACCTTACCACTACTCAGCTGATAGAGAGAATGGATGCATTGAATGTAGATAAGCAGATAGAGATAATGGCAGACTACTCAAGACCTGAGATAATAGCAGAGATGAATACTGCAGGGTATGATGTGCATAATGCTAATAAGGTAGTTAAGAAAGGCATAGATAACATTAAGACCTTTGGAGTATTTTGTCAGGAGGATAAGCAGATAATGAAAGAGTATGAGAATTATAAGTGGAAGAAAATAGGTGACCAAATCATGGATGAACCTGTGAAGCTGTATGATGATGCTATGGATGCAATCCGATATGCTACCACTTACATCAGGCAGGAGTATTACACTGATGACTCCTACTATTCGTTCTAAACAAAAAGCAACTTTAATATAATATAGTTATGAGTGATACATTAAAACAAATAGCCGATAATCTAGGAGTAAGCACCATCAATGGCAGCTACCTTAGTGGCATAGCAGATTACTATGGAGTAGACCTAGCCACCTCTACTGATCTAATGAGAGATATCTTAGTTGAGGTAGGAGGCAATCCTGCTACATCTACTGACTATCTTCAGGACATAGTGCTAGAGTTAGGAGGGACAGTCATCAATGATAATTGGATGGAGGGATGGCAAGCCATTACATCAGGTCCACCTGCTGCACCTGTTAATACTGTACTACCTAATGTTACAGGAGTTGCTATAGTAGGTGATATACTCACTACTGATGATGGAACTTGGACAGGCAGTCCTACTAGCTATGCTTACCAATGGAAGAGGGGAGCTACTAACATAGGAACGAATGCTAACACTTATACATTAGTGAATGCTGATGCAGGTCAATCTATTACCTGTGTAGTAACAGCTACGAATGCAGGAGGCTCAACACCTGCAACATCTAATGCTGTTCAAATACAAAATTTCTTTACTACACAATGGACTACTACATCTACATTTGAAACTATTGCTTTACCTTATTTAAGTGGAGGTACTTACTCAGGAACTATAGATTGGGGAGATGGCAATACAGATGTCAATGATGGTACTGTAACAACACATACTTATACAGAACAAGGTATTTATACAGTAGTAATAAATGGAGATGTTATAGGGTGGAATTTTGGAAATGCATTTGGCTCTACTTATATTACATCAGTAGTGCATTGGGGACAGTTACAATTAGGAACAAATTCAGGGTCTTATTTTTCAGACTGTCCTAACTTAGACCTATCATCAGTATCTGATGTTATTGACTTAACAGGGATGTATGACTTAACTTTTATGTTTGGATTTTGCACATCTCTTACTAGCATCAATAGAATCGGTGAATGGAATACTTCAGGCATTACAGTTATGAGTGCTATGTTTCAAGGATGCGACCAAATTAATTTCAATATAGGGACTTGGAATGTAGCAGCTGTTACAAATTTATCAGACTTTATGGATTCGGCTACACCTACATTCTCTACTACTAACTTAGATGCTATCTATAGTGGATGGAGTACACAAGCAGTACAGCCTTACTTAAGTATAACTTTTGGTACAGCACAATATACAACACCAGGAGGGGGATTAGGTAAATTGGCATTAGAAGTAGCACCAAACTTTTGGACAATAACAGACGGAGGACACATATGAGATACTTTATAGTTTACAACAATGACAAATTAGTATTCCATTATGGAACGCTAACTGAAAAACAATTCTTATCTACAGGGCTTGATAACACATTCTTAACTGATAATAAAAAAGAGTTTGTTAAGAAGTTAAAGGATGACTTTGATACTGAAATCAAAAAAAAGAAATAGATGCCTAGTACTACTATCATAGCACAGCCTGCAACGTTAATGCCTGCTTACAATCCTATTAAGTATATCATTAACAATACTAATAAAAATGAGCCTGGCTTCAGATATATCTTCACGATATATCCTGCTGCAGGATCTCACATCCCTGCCAATGTAGTGGCTCAATATAAAGTGCTACCGGTATATGGCACAGGATATGGTGAGCAGGATATCTCACTACTGATGCAGTCGTTGGTTACTTTTAACCTTACAAATGGACCTGTACCTGAATCATGGTATCAATATGATGTTGACTTAGGTTATGAGTATATTTATAATGTAGACTATTTTTCAACCTTACAAAATAATGGGGGTAATGTAAGGATAGTATTAACAGGCACGCCTAATCTTTTTGTTGCAGGTGATCAGGTAATAATTGCTCAGACAGGTACAGGTCCTACAGGTAATCCTGCACTTGAGGGATTGCATACTGTTATATCTGCTACAGCTAGTACCTTTACTGTCAATGTACTTTGGTCTACTATTGGTGAATCTACAGCTAACGGCAATGTAGCCTATGCAGATCAGAGAAAGATAGTAGTATTGAATGATTCCTTAATAACTAACAAGGAGGTATTTAATGGAGCTTATAGTTCAGGCATCTATGCTAATAATGAAGCGTTTCCTGTATCTAGCTATGATGGAGTAGGAGGCACACAGATAGGACTATCATCATTGACTAATAATTCTCAAAGTTCAGCAGCTCTCACTAGTGGTTTATATAGTGAATATTTTTTATTAATGTGTAGAGTATATAGTGGAGTGCCTTACAATATTACTTTTTATGATATGGGAGGGAATATATTAGCAGGACCTTTTACAATTAATATAACAAGTGATGGCTTATATAATTTTAATCTAGCACCATCTCAATATGGTATCACTGAAGACTATCATGTAGAGATAGAGGGTGATAGTGGAGGTATTCCGTTTTGGAGTTATTGGTTTAAGTATGATGATAGATGTGCTATCAATCAGGATACACTTGTCTACTTAGATAGAATGGGATCATGGCAAACCTTTACATTTCAATTAAAGACCTACGAGAAAGGACAAATTACTAGAGAGCAGTACAATCAGCATATAAATGGATTTGTGGCAAGTAGTCAATGGCAATCTGGTAATAGCGAAACAGGCTTCAGAACATATAACACTAATGTAGCCTATAGCTTAGACTTGAATACTAATTGGATGGACCAATACAATGCTGATAGATTCCAGGAGCTATTGACATCACCTCAGGTATATTATGGTAAAGAAGATGGATTCCCTTTATATGCTTGCACTGTAGAATCTACAGGCTTTGAAAACTTTAGACAAAGAAATAAGAATCTAATTAAGCAATCAGTAACTATTAAGCTAGCAAAACAAGTCCCTATCAATGGTTAGAATACAACTTAGCACAGGATACCTAGATGTCAAAGAGGGTACATCATTCCCCCTGAACTTTAGTGTAGGGGATATTAGAGATATATCTAAAAGAACAGGCTCATTCTCTAAGACCATTACACTAGTAGGCAACAGCAACAACAATACTCTGCTTAATCATTATTATGATGTAAACATTCAAGCAGGTACTTTCAACATCAATACAATCACTAGCTGTGATGTCATTGAGAATGGTATCCCTGTTATGACTAATGCTACTCTTCAACTCACCAACATAAAGAAGTCACAAGTGACAGGAGCTTATGAGCAGATGGTGGAGTATGAGGTATTGATTAAGGAGGATAGAGGTACATTCTTTACTGACATCTCTAATAAGTATCTGAATGATATAGATTTCTCAGACTTAGATCACTATGTAGATGCTACAGAAGTAATCAATAGCTTTGACAATACTGTAGCAGATAGCTATAAGTATGTGATGCCATTTAACATAGACAATCAATATCAGTTAAATTGGTTTAAGCCTGCTATCTACGCTAAGGTATACTTTGATAGAATCTTTGCTACAGCAGGATACTCATACACTTGGGCAGGATTAGCAGAGGCTAACTTTGATAAGCTACTTATCCCTTACAATGGTGATCAGAATGTAGTGGATTGGCGTGACTATGAAGTAGTGGCTAGTAATAGTGCATATAGTGATACTCAGACTATGACTCAATCACCTTCTCCTATTGGTTGGCAAACTGGGTTAAATGGATTAGTTACTACAGGATGGACTGAGATATCAGATCCTCAAAATTTATTTGATCCTAACAATGGAGAATACACTACTCCTCAATGGGTAGGATTAGGCTCAGGAGATTCTTATGTATTTGAGGCTACAGCTCAGGGTAATATTAGTATTAATCCATCGCAAAATATGAAGTATGCTTCTGCAACTTCAGCAGGTCTTTCTACAATTAACTACGTTCCTTATTTTTTGGTAGTTATTGGTAATACCACAAATATAAAATGTGTAGGTACTCCTATATTATTACCTAGCTCTACAACTACATATGCACCTGGAGTACAACAGATAGGAACTTTTAATCAAGTATTTACTTTTAATGCTTGTTTTGGTTCATTCCCCCCAGCACAGGGTATAAATGTAGGTGATATACAGGTAATACAAGCAGGCATAGATGTTTATGAAACAGATCCAAATGGTGCACTAGTAGCTAATAGTATTGAAAATGTTGGTTGGGTTAATGATACAGTAGTAGGACCAACAACTGCTCCTGCTTTAATCCTAGACATCACATCCATAGACCTCACAATCAGACCATCTGATAACATTCCATTAGTAAGTGGTGTCACTACTATGAACAGCTTTATCCCTGATAAGATTAAGCAATCGGATTTCATTAAGAGTATATTTACAATGTACAATCTTTATGCTACTCCTGATACTAACAATCCTAACAATCTAATTTTAATTAGTAGGGATGAGTACTTTGATTCAGGTAAGGGAGTAGATTGGACTAACAAGCTGATGAAAGATAAGGAGCAGTCAATCATCTTTATCCCTGAGCTTAACAATAAGAAACTAAGACTAACATACAAGGCAGATACTGACTCACCTAATACAGTCTATACTGATGTCACTAATGAAACTTATGGACAAGTAGAGGTAACCTTTGAAAATGAGTATGTGAAAGGCATAGATATCAAAGAGCTTATATTCTCACCTACTCCTGTACAGCCTACAGTATTTGGTGCATTCCTACCACTACTAAATGGTGCAGCACCTAAGACTAATATAAGAATCTTATTTGATAATGGGCAGGTGACTGCTAGTAATGTAGATATACTTTCAGGCTATGATGGTGTAACATCCACAAATGGACTCTATCCCTACCTCTCACACTTTGGAGGAGATGATCCCTTGAATCCTACCTTTGATATTAACTTTGCAGAATGTCAATACTACTACTATCAAGTAGCTCAGAACACTAACAACAATCTATACAATAGATATTGGAGGAGGACAGTAGCACAGATAAATGGTGGTAAGCTATTGAGTGCCTACTTTAGTCTTAGAGAGACTGACATCCAACACATGGCACTGAATGATAAGATAAGGATTGACAATTCATGGTGGAGTATTAACAAAGTTATAGACTATAATGCTAATGATTGGCAGCCTACTAAGGTGGAACTGATTAGCCTAGAGACTGAGATAGACCTACCTCCATTTTTTGCTTCACCTGTTATACCTGTAGGTCCAGGTAATGGTTATCAGGTTGCAGGCATAATGCAACAGTATAGATCTAATACTAATGTCACTACTAATAACAATGACTCTATTATCTTAGGCTCAGGTAACGTGGTAGGAGATGGAGTAAGAGCTATGATAGTAGGAAATAACCTAACTGTAGAGAAGGATGGCATGGCTACTACTAACATGACTATCACTAACACTTTGAATGGTAGAGCAGTCAGTGATATCCTACCTACCTATAAGAAGTACATAGCTTTGATTACTCAGACTAGCACCTCAGCACCTACAGTCATAGAGCTAGAGAATACTATAGGACCTATAATTTGGACTCGATCAGCAACAGGTGTATATTTTGGTACACTTACAGGAGTATTTACTGCTAATAAGACTTATGTAACGCTTAGCCAAGTAGTAAATGATGCTATAGTAATGGCAAATAGAAGAGATGCTAATTCTATTCAGATAAGTACTACCAACCTACACAGCCCTACTGCAGTTTATCATGATGGACACCTTAATAAAAACACCCTAGAAATCAGAGTATATGAATGAAGTAGTAATACCACTTAAGATACAAGGCATAGCTCAGATGAAAGCTGAGTTAAGAGAATTGAAAGGAGCTATAGCCAGTGCTACTGATCCTGCACAGATGTCTGCACTTGCACAAAAAGCAGGTGAGGTATCTGATAGGATTAAGGATGCTAATGAGGCAGTCGCTGTCTTTGCTACAGGCTCTAAGTTTGAACAGGTAAGCAATGGACTAGGAGGGATAAAAGACTCATTGATGTCATTGGACTTTGAGGAGGCAGCACAGAAGTCTAAGACTTTTGCTACTGCATTAGGTGGTATCAATAAGACTGATATCACTAAGTCATTGAAAGGAATGATGGAGATGACTAAGACATTAGGTGGTGCGTTTATGAAGCTATCTATTACGATATGGAGTAATCCTATATTTTTAATAGCAGCTGCAGTAATAGCCATTATAGCTGTAGTGGCTCTAGTACTTAAATCTTTTGGAGTATTAGATGATGTAATGAATGCAATGATGATGCCTATTAATATGCTGATTGCAGGATTCAAAGCTATGACAGATTGGTTAGGACTTACAGCATTCGCTGCTGAAGATAATGCTTCTAAAACTTTAGCAGCTAATGAGAAAGTAACAGAGTCATCTAAGGATAGAGCAGCATCAATGACTGCAGATTTAGGTAGAGAGATAGCTGAGGCTAAGGCAGCAGGTAAAGATACTACTAAGCTAGAAGAGCAAAAGAGTAACGTACAGATAAAAGAAGCTGATAACAGAAGAGCTACAGCTTATAAGGCTCTAGCTGCTCAAAGAAAACTTGGTGAGGATGCTGACCAGGAGACTATCAAGAAATTAAAGAAGCAGATAAGAGAAGAGAATGAACTAATCAAGCAAGGATATTCTGATAAGAAAATAGCTAAGCTAACTGATATTAAAGCTGATTCGGATGCTGAAGATAAAAAGCAAGCTGAAGCAGCTGCTAAACAAAAGGCAGCTAATGAGAAATATGCAGCTGCTGATAAAGCATCAATGCAACAGATTGCTGAAGCTAGAAAGATAGTAACTGATTCTGCTAAGACTGCTCAACAGGTAGAGCTAGATGATTTAAAGGCTGCCTATGCTGTTAAGATAGCTGAGGCTGTTAAATATAAGAATGATACTACTGCATTAGTAGATGCTCAGAAGATTCAAGAGGCTGAGATTAATAAGAAGTATACAGATGCAGCTAAGGCTATTCAAGATGAAAAAGATGCTAAGAAAAAAGAAGCTGATGCTAAAGCCATTACAGATGCTATAGCTGCAGAAGATTTTAAGTACAATGAGATACAAAGATTAGCAGCAGAAACTGAAACGGATGCACAGCAAAAGATTCTAAAGGATGCTGAGTATAAAAAGCTAATAGAGCAACAGGCATTTGAAGCAAAGACAGCAAAGCTAAAAGAAGATGATGAGCTGTATCTTTTGTATAAGAAAGAATTTCAAGGTAAACTAGATGCTATTGATACTGAGGCATTAGATAAAACTAAAGCACTTGAAGCTGCTAAAAGAGCTGAGCAATTTGCTACTATTCAAAAAGGATTTGATGCTGCAAAACAAGGTCTATCAGCTATTGAGGGTATAACTAGTTTAGTTCAAGCTAATAAATTAAAAGGAGTAGAGAAAGGTAGTAAGGAAGAGGAGAAGATAATGAGAAAGCAATTTAAGATTAATAAAGCTATGCAGTTAGCAGGTGCTGTCATTGATGCAGGTAAAGCTATTACAGCATCCCTAGCATCATCACCTATTGCTATAGGTCCTGTACCTAATCCTGCAGGTATAGCATCACTAGCATTCGCAGCCATTACCTCAGCAACTAATATAGCTAAGATAGCAGGTACTCAGTTTACATCTAGCTCAGCTCCATCTGCTGATACTCCAGGTAATATTGGAGGAGGTGGAGAATCCACTACAGCAGTAGCACCTGCAGCAGGTCCTCAATTATTTGGGCAAGCTAACACAGGTAGCCAAGTGAATGCAGGAGGTGCAGCATCTAATAACATAACAGTAACAGCAGTAGTATCTGAGACTGAGATAACAGCATCACAGAATCACATTAATAACATTCAACAAAATTCAGTATTATGATAAGCTATCAATCTATAGTAGATAAGATTACTACTTTCTATGACAATCACATGCAGGTTAAAAAAGTAGGCTCAGACTTTAAAGAGCAAATGGGTAACTTTGCTACTATAGATGAGAAGTATCCACTAGTCTACATAGTACCTACAGGAGTTACTCCCTATGAGAATGTTACAACCTTTAATTTAGAGCTGTATTGCTTTGATATCATACAGATGGATAGAGCTAACATCACTACTATTTTAAGTGACACTCAGCAGATACTCCAGGACCTTTACCTAGAGTTTACATTCTCAGATGACTATGACTTTGATATAGATGGACAGCCTACATTCATACCATTGAATAATGATCTATTAGATTATGCTGCAGGGTGGCAGATGAATATCTCAGTAGTGATTAAGTCATGGACCAACTGTCAAATTCCTGAACAAAATAACTAATTAAGATAATATAGTTATGGCATATAAGAATACAGGTGAGTTTAATGTAAAGTATCCTACTCGTAGGAGAATGGCTAACATCTTAAAAAGAATCTTAAGGAATGATATTGTACAGAACAATGGTACACTAGTAGAATCTATAAGAATCAATGCTAAGGTTACAGGATTCGGTAGCTTAGAGATTGAGATAGTAGCCATGTATTACTTTATCTTTTTAAATAACGGTGCTTTCTTATGGAATGGTGGAGTAATTACTCCTAGAGATTATGTTGCTACCTTTACTAGAGAACTAGCATCAGCAGGTATCACTAATGAAATCTATGGTCAGTATGTTGAATGGATATCTCAGAACTATCCTATCTTAGAGGTAGCTGATATATTAGAAAGTGATCAGAAATTAACTTATACATTCTATGCATTAGATCCTCCTGCAGGATTTACTCCTAATTATCCATTAACTGTCTAAAGTTTTTTTCATTCCTAAGATATTAAAGACTAAGACTGCTGACATATCTAGGATGTCATTGAACTTACTTAAGTCATCATTACATAGAGCCATGATAGTAGATTCCCATGCAAATTTCTGCTTCTCCTGTTCTCTCTTCTGCTCCTTAATCTCATCAGCATCATCTAGCACCTCATCATCAGTCACTACATCTACCAATAAATTAGTATAGGTATTGGTGAAGTTCTCCCTAAATTTAATATACTCAGGTATCAATCCATAGACATCAGTAATCTTATAATCTAAATACCAATCTAATCTATCTGAGGGGCTGTAATTGTAAGGCTCAATGATATCATCACCATAAACATTCTTAGATGTTCTCCTGTACAGCAATGCTAAGATGTGGCAGAAGTGGTCTAGGTAGTTGTTAGAGAAGTAATGCTCTAGGTCTATAAATTCTCCTAGACTAATCTTAGTGAATGGCTTAAGTACATACTTATCTAGCTTATTCTTATACCTCTTAGATGGCTCTGAATTAATCCATTTAATCTGCTCAGTCAATACTGTAAGCTCATCTATATCTAGCTCCTCAAATTCAGAGATATCGCTATCAGTTAAAGCAGAAAGTACATCAATCTGATAGTTGAACATTCCATCCTCACTGCTCAGCCTCCTGATCTCCAGGAACTGCTCCACTGATATCTGACTCCAATTCTTTGGTAGTTTGAGATTCTGCATGGTTAGTAATTTTATAAGTTACAAAGGTAAGGTAAGGGATAGAGATATCTGCTTTGAGCTTGCTGAATAGTTTAGCTTTGTGCTTGAGATGTGCAGAATCATAATGCTCAGTATTGGATAGGTCAGTTCGTTTGAACATCAGAGCCATGATGTCTGATATATATTCTTTATTATCTTTCTTAACTATTTTTTCAACAATCCTACTATCTTTCACTGAGAGCTTCATCTCAGCCTTATAAGTATAGCCATCTATCTCTATCTCTTCAACAGGATCTTTCTTATCATAGTTATTATTATTGAACTCCTTAACATTAGCTAAGAACAGGTCAAAGTCTACATCCATCTCCTCCTCTGTAATACCTAAGTACTCAAAGACTTTACAATGTTTCTCAAGAGTATCATACTCATCACTGTTATGGATAGCAGATATCTTTTGGAACTGCTCCAATGTTAATTCATCCATCTTAGATGGGATTTCTTTGCCAAATAATTTTATCATAATTTCTAATTTTTGAACAAATATAAAAAAAATATAATATAGTTATGACAAAAGATATACCAATCTATAAAATTACTATAGAGCCTGAGTATTCAGATGGCGAAGAGTTAGGGATTGAGCAAATTGCTTTCACCTCAACTCCTGCTATTGTTACTAAAGGGATGGCATTTGATGAACACAAGAAATTGTTTTTCTCAGATGACTTAAAGTATAGAGTAGTAGCTCCTGCCATGATACCTATGGAGATATATAGGAATGATGAGAATGATGAAGAGTACTATGTACAATTTACAGCTGAGACTATTGAGCAGATTCATTCTAAGTTCATGCAAGACCTTACTAATCGTAATGTCTTTAACCTAGAGCATGATACTGATCAGACTGTACCTGCTTATGTACTTGAGGCATGGATAGTAGAAGATCCTAAGAAAGATAAAGCCTACTCAAGCTATGGTATTGAAGTA